ATTTATTTTTATCTGTTATATTAATTAATGTTTTAGTGTAATCTTTAAAAAGGTTGTTTAATACATTCCTTTCATTTTGTTTTAACCTTTTGGCTTTACTTAAATTGTGTTTAAATTGTGTTTTTTTCATAGTGTTTTATTTAATTATTTTCTATTATTTCAAAATCTAATTCAAATATATAATTATCAATTTCATCAGCATATTCTTTTAATATATAATCGAACATATATTGCAAGAAAATTTCATCTTCTTTTATAACCTCATTAAAGCCATTGTAAAAGCTTGTAAACCCGTCTCTAGACTTACTAGCTTCATTAACATAATCTATAAATTCCTTACTATTTAAATAAGTATCTTTTAATTTATTAAAATCATTTTCATTAATTTCAGCCTCAATTTTATCGGTTTCGAAATTGTAAAATCTAGGTGAATCAATTTGAATAAACTTTAAATTCAATTCTAAAATATCATTTAATGAATCAATAAACTCATTACAATAACTATTAAAAGTCTCTTTATAGTTTACATTATCTTCATCTATTTCAAAATTCTCAATTCTGTGGTCTATTTCATCAGAGTGAATAGAGTCGTAAAATCCTCCAAAGTCTATTAAAAATCTTGTTTTGTTTAATGTCTTAATCATAGTGTTTTTTTTATTGTTTACCCAAATATATAAACATTTAATTAACAAAAAAAAGTATTAACAAAACTTTAACAAATTAATCTGTCCTTATTATTGCGTGTGCGTGTATACAAAAAATAATTGAGACTAGCAAAATATTTTTGATGTGGCTAATGAATTATTAGCAAAAGATATTTGAATAAAGCAAAAAGTATGTTGTTTAGAATTAATCTAAATAGGGGGAAAAATGAGGAAAAATACCTACTATGTTTAAGGACCTACTATGTTTAAGAGGATAGAAAAATACCTACTATGTTTAATGATTACAAAACCTACTATGTTTAAGAACTAAGCTACTATGTTTAACGATTACCTGATAACATACTTTCCTGAGTTCTGACCTTGTATCAAGAACGTAAGTCCATATCTTATAGCATCAATGTAATGTTCATAACCAATATTAGGTTTAGTATTCTTTTCTTGCCATACATAATTGTTTAGCTCTCTTACAATACCATGAGAGTTTCTGTCTACTACAATCTCATAGTCTTGCATCAATGCGATTCCTGACAATATGCTTCCTTTCTTTTTTATTGTAGGTCTTATGTTTAAGTCTCCCTTTTGTTTTATCTCTTTGATAAGACGAGGTTCAGAAGAGTCACATATAATTAAGTCAGCTCCACATTCCATCTTATTCTTCATTGCTATTTCAGTCGTGGATAATCCTGCCTTGCCATAGATTTCTTTTACATATAATTTACCTAAAGCTTTATCTACTGAAATTTTACAAAGCGTTGTCAAATCAACTGAAAATCCAAAGTCTTGACAATAGCAGGTAACTTCTGTTTGTATGTAATCTCCTACTCTCCAGTTCTTAAAGATGGCACCTTCTGCGGCAGAAAGCCAACCTCCGAGTATTTGATGTTCATACTTATCTGGTCTCTTTAGTTTCATTTGAAATATCTGTTCTAAGAATGAATCAGATAAGTTTTCTTTATTGTCTTTGTAACTTGTGTGTATGTAAGTTGTCTTATTAGAAGAACCATTCCAACCTGAATTTACACCAGTACCCTGAAAGAATCTTTGGTATATCCAGTGTTCTTTAGTTGTAGGATTTAATATTAGTATACATCTATTCTGTTTAGTTTGTGACCTTACAGAGAAATCAATCTTATCAAATGTAGATTCATCTGTTAACTCTTCTGCTTCATCAATAACAAAGGTTGTAACACCATTTAGAGACTTCAGGGCGGCTGTTTGGTTACCACTTGATGTCCTGATACCTTTGAAGATTATTGAGCTTCCTGTGGTCATATTTATGATTTCGTCTTTAGTAATCCTAAAGTGTTCATTGACTCCCATTAAGTCTATCTTCTCAATAAACTCAGGGATAATCGAGGTCTGTGCTGATATCATAGTATACCTAGTAAACAAAACTTTATGTCCTTGTTCATAGGTTAATGATAAAAGGAATACAGCTACACCAAATGATTTACCAGAACCTCTACCTCCAGTACATACAAAGTATCTACTATTTGCTGTAAATAAAGGACTGTATTTATCGTTTAGTTTTAGATTATTCATCATTTAATTCATCCATATCTACTTCTTCTGATTCTATATCTATTGTGTTGTCTAGCTCTTTGACTTGTTTATCTGAGGCATAGAAATTAATCACAGGTACATTCAGTTTCTTATTAGTATTGCTTTCGCTACCATCCTGAGGTTTACCATATCTATATTGCCATAACAAATTCATGTGTGCAAAAGAATCCTTTGCTTGTTCTGCTAATGCTTTCCAAGCTTCTTCTTCACTACCAAAGACATCCTTCATTGCGTTTAGTGCATAAACAGATATCCTCTCTTTCTTAGCTGGTGTTAATTGTGAAGCTGATTTAATTAACTGTTTCTTTGGTCCATACTTATCTCCCTTCTTTCTACCATTATTCTTTCTGCCATCGTTAGGTTTTATGTATGCTGAGTTTTGTTTTGCTCGTGCCATCTATCGTATAATTTTGTATATAGTTTCCATATTTCTGTACTTACTTCTTTCTTAGAGTAAATCTCTTTTGTTATTGCTTTCTTCTCTCCAAGTTCTATTCCAATCTTACATTGAGTTCCTTTGTTGTTTAAGGGTACAATATATACTCTATATCCTTTTTCAAAACACCAACTTTGTGCTTTAAGATTGTACAGTATCTTTCTCATGAAACACCTTAGCTACTTTTACAATCGCATCTAGTTTAGTATAAACATCTTCTTTCTTTGACTTAGGAATATCATTATATAAATCAATAAATCTTCTATCCATAATACCTTCTTTCACATTCTTAATCTCAGTTCTTAATTCTATATTTTCTCTTAACAACCTTGAGTAGTTTTCAAATATGTTTTCTGGTTCATGTTTATTAGAGAATTTGTAATCTTGATAAACGTCTCTTAAGTAACCATCATACTCTATAACGACAGGGAATACATTTTTAATTCCATGAAGAACAGTAGCATGGTCCACATTAACACTAGCTCCTATATCTGCTAAACTTAACTTAGTATACTCTTTACATAATTTAAAGTATACTGCTCTTGCATATACAGTGTTTCTTTTCCTTGTTCTAAAGCTTAGGTCTAAATCTAAGCAAGTTTCTACATAGTTTCTTATTTCTTGTGTTTGTAATATTCTGTTTAAATCCATTGTTATTTTCTTAATTGATTAATACATACAGCTAATCGCTGTTCTCTTAATGGGTACTCTTGTTTCATTGTGGCATCTGTCATACATCTGCTGACAAAAGCATCTTCACTTTCCTGTGGTCTTTTCTTTGGTATCGGCATAATTTAATTTTATTTCTTGTTTATTTAATTTATCACTCATTAATGTTAATAGCATAAAACCCATGTGGTTTATTGCTTTTTGTATTCCTGCACACTCCCAGTACAATTCTTGACTTGCATATTCTTCTAATAGATTTCTTAAATCGTTTATTGACATACCATCTTCTAAATCATACATAGCTAGATTAAAGTATTCTTCTATAATAGCTTTTCCTTTAGAGTGTTTCATGTATTACATAATTATCCAGATTAGGTATTTCATCTTGAAAGAAATACTTATACTGTCCTATGGCTCTATCTAATTTAACTAAACCATTATTTATAAACTCATCTGAACAATCACATATCATTATATCTTTTGAATCTTTATCTACTACAACAAATATAAATGCATCTGCTTCAAACATCTTTAAGTATAGAGCCGCTTGTAGGTCATAAGAAAAATGTTTTGCACTCCATCTAAATTTAGTTATATCTGAAGTAGTCTTTAAATCTATAATAACATTGTCTTTCAGTATATCTGCTTTACCTCTAAAAGGTAATCCATCAATCATTTTTGCTTGAGGTACTTCAAACTCAGCTCCTTGTAATAAACTTGTAACCTCACTACATTTAAGAACTGCATCAGCTATTCTATTAGCATTATTAAATTCACTTCTTGTATACACATTAGCTGAACCTAAGTCTAATACAGCTTGTTTAAATGCTTTAGTTGCTTTAGAACCATCGATTATCGTTAGGTCATTTACTTTATGTGGCTCAAGTACAGATAAATGCACAAGCCTGCCATCTCTTAATGGCTGAGCATCTTGATTCACATTAAGCGATTTAAGGTATGCTTTAGGACTTTGTAGTAGTTTCTTAGCTGAAGAGGAAGATAATGCGTTAGAACCCAAGTAACCATAGTAGAACTCATCATCATACATTCTTTCTATGATGTCTATATACTCCCATTGTTTGTTATCAAATGTTGTTATCATAATTTTAATTTTTAACTAATATACACATTTGTTAATTAAATGTTGTTAAAGACTTGTTAAATTTTATGTTCCTTCTCAATCTCTTTCTGTAGATTAGCTAATGCTCTCCAAGCAACCTTTGCACTATGGCGAATCCCATCTGAGTCTATTGTACCAGCTTCAAGCAAATGTCTAGCAAGTGCATCTAATTCATCTCCAGATTTACTTCTATCCCAATGTAAAGGCTTGTCTGGATTATGCTGATAATTTCCTGCATAACTACATTTAGCTACTTCTCTGATTGCATCAGGAAAGTAATTTAGTACCCCTGAGTAAACAGGTATTTTCTTTCTCTCTGTCATTATATATATAATTTACGTTAACATTATAAGAACAACTAATAGTCCAATTTAAAAGGCTAGTTTCTTTATATTCCATGCTTCTCCTAATTTATTTAATACTTCAAGTAAAGGACCAGTCTTCTCTGACCATTTACTTTTATAGTAACAAACCTCTACAACACATTGGTTTAAAGGAATATCTCTTGTGTCATCTTTAAAAGAATGAACGACTTTCAGCACAATAGCTTTTTCCTGATTGTGCCAAGAGTCGCTTATCCTTTCTAGTAATAATCTTTGGCCAGTGGGAATCCTGTTCCCCTTTCTTTTTACTTCAATAAGTATTAAAGCATCGTTATTAAATTCAAGTACAGCATCAATATCAGAAGGATGTATCTTTCCGTTTTGTATGCCAGTAAAATCAATAACTTGTTTTACTTGCTTCGAGTTTCTTATAAGTGATTTATTTGTAGGCATCTATAATTTTTTTCAGCCTCAACACTATTGTTCTAACACAAGAAGAACAAGATGAAGGTTTACTTTTTTTATTGAATATTCTATTGCTTATTTCATAAAGCTTGTTTATCTCTTGATTATTTAAAACATTCTTGTTCTTAGCAAAGAATCCTGTTAGATAATCGTATTCATCTTCCGTTAAACATTCTAACTTATTATGTCTAAATATCTTATTAAGTCTATCTTTTCTTTCATCACACCCACAATCTTCTCCAGCTATAAACTTAACTAGCTTTTTAATTCCAGTTGCTTCTGTAATCTTTTCAATGTCATCTCCTAATCCTTTTGATTTTGTTTCTTGTTCTGCATCAAAGTTCTTTTTCCATTCTTTGTATGCTTTGGTTCTTTTGTCTTTTGGTTCTTTCATGATTTATTTATTTAAAGTAAGTGATAATCTCCATTTAAGTAATCTTCTATATCTTCTATAAATTTATTTCTAAGTATTGCTTTATAATTCTTAATAGAATTAAAAATACTTGTTAAACTAATATTTGCTCCTTTAGATATTTGTCTTAGTGACATATCTCCTAAATAATAAGTATTGCAAAGTTTAGCATCATAAGTATGCCAAGAATTAATCTCTTTAGCTAACTTCATTGTAATCTTATAAAAAGCTTCTTCCCTTTCTACATTTGCTCCTGAATATAAATACTCAGCATTATGTATTGTATCAGCATCGTCTGTTTCAAGATAACTAAAAAAAGTATATTTGTTTTTAGCTTTCTTATAATCAGTATATAAGTTTCTTAATGTAACATAGATATAAAATCTATTTACATCGTCATCTCCATACATTATTTTTCTTTTATCAGTCACTAATCTATTTATCTTTAAATACATTTCTTGTACAATATCTTCACAAAGATGTTTAGGACATCCCATATTAGAAACCATCTTAACCCATAACAGATGATTCTTAGCCAACAATTCTAACATATTAATATTTTAATACCAAAGTTATCAAATCCTCCTCGTCATAGTATTTTTCTAGGTTCTTTATCTTTACGATATTCTGGTCCTGTTCAAATACAATCCCTTCTAGTGCATCCATGAATGCTTTGTTTAAATTGTCGTGTAAGTCTGGTTTTGTGGTTTTTGGAACTTTACCTGTTCTTCTTTTTTTTGGTGTTGACTTGAGATACTTAAATTGATAAGTTAATCTCTGTATTGTTATTTCTGTACCTGCTGGAATCATATTAAATCCTTTAGGTAATTGAGCTATTGCTAAAGCTCTTATTGCAACTTGATAATTAATTATTTTCTTAGGTTTATAAGCAATATTGTTCCTGCCAATTCTGACTGACTGGTGAGGAACAGGCTTAATATTAAACGTAAGTTTTAGTCGCATCTATATTATTATCTTCTATAACTTCATATAGGTCGTCTACTATTTCAGGATGACCTTGTTTATTTATTTTAAAGCTAAACTTTTCAAATGGAAACCCTCTACTTCTTCTACATCTAACTGTAACCATATCTTCATTTACTGTGTTTAATTCTAATTGTATTTGTGTTTCTGCTTTCTTTTCTAAGTAAGAACCTAAATGTCCTGTAGGTTTTTCAGTGCCATAGTTACTATGTATTACTGTAATAATATGACAGTTTAATTCTTCAGTCCATTGCATAAACTTCTGTATAACCATATTAGATTCATCTAAGTTATTTACATCTGAAACTAAATCAGCTATACCATCTATTACAACTAATCCTGCATCCTGTACTTTATGATACAAAAAGTATTCTATAAACTTTAATCTATCTTTATTGTTTAGTGTTCTTAATCCAAAAGTATGATAACATTCATCACTCATTCCAGTCATATCTAAAACTCTTCTGAATACTTTGTGAGCATGAAACCTACCTTGTTCTGTATCAAAGTGTACTAAGCATCTTCCATCTCTATGACCAATCATTCCTTTTGCATGACTATCAAGTTTATCTTTTAAATATACTGCTGATAGTAAACTAACAAAGAATGTCTTTTTGCTTTTAGGTGGAGCTGCAACAAAAGAAAAGTTACCATAAGTACCTATAGGTATTGGATATATTTCTTTTCCTGCCATAAAGTTTCCCATACTAATTGCTACTGGAGGATATTCAACTTCTTTATTTGGGTCAATATATGCTTTATCCTCAACATATTGCATATACTGTTGTTCTTCATTTGTATAATCTTTTATTGTCATTGTGTGTGTGTGTTATAAAAAAGAGGAGATAACTAGAGTTGTAACTAAAACCTATGAACGAAAAAGATGTTACCTCCTCTCTCTTATTTATTTAGAATAAGTTGCCATCTGCTGATACTTCAGTAGGTTGAGCTTCTTTTTCTGCATTTACTATTGAGCCATTGTTCCAGAATACTTTACCGTTTCCTAGATAATGTTTAGGCTTTCCAGCCTTTCTTTCCTCTTGAGTTTGTGCATCAAACATAGTAACATTATTACCATATTTAGTTTCATCATTAATAGCTACTGTGAAGTTATAGTATACTCCTTTTTTACCTTTAATGAATTTTTCTTTAGGTAATTTACTTACGTCTAAAGACATTGAGATTAATCCTGCCATAATTTAAGATTTAATATTAGTTAATTTAGATTCTACAGTTTTCGATACATTAAATTTCTTTTTAATGTCTGTAATGTTTCCACCTTTTTTAATGTGAGCTAATGCTTGATTAAATTCAGGAGTTCCTTCATTGAGCCATTTAAGACTTGAAGTTGCGTGAGTATTAGTTGAATCAGCATCTTTAGTATCATCAATTAATAATAAACCATTTAAAGCATACTTTCTAGCATAGGAACTAGAACTACCAAACGATTGAGATATATCCATACCTTTCTTATTAATATCAATACCAGCTTGTGCTACCGATTCAATCTTACCATCTGTACCATGTAGTATAGCTCTAGCTTCTACATAACAAATACCTGATGGCGTTTCATTTATTGAGTCTGTTAGAGTTATAGATAACTCATACTTCTTCAACAAAGGCTTAACAGATTCCAAGATATCTTCTTGACTTCTGTATCTGTACTTACCAAAACTATTGTATTGGTTTTTTGGTGCTTTCAATTCTGTTTGAATTGCAATTACCTTTTGTTCAAAATTTAATTCTGACATACTTGTTTGTTTTAATGCAATATACAAATTTATTTTATATCTACAAATGATTTGGAGACAACCTCAGTGGTTAATTCGTTTACTGCGTGTTTATAATAATTTAATTCTGAGGACCTATACATAACTCTTAACTGTAATTCATTTACATAAAAAGCTAGTTCGTTTAACTGACTTATCATAGTATCTATGTGTCTTTGTGTTATTCTGCCCTCTCTAAGTTTAAGAATAGTACTAGACAATGCTACAAACTGGTCATAATAGTTTATTTCTAAGTCTGTTGGTTTTTCAACTATAATGTCTGTTTTCATATAATTCAGTTTTTATTACTTGTTTGTATGCTTCAGGACAATCCTTATCGCATAGTTCAAATATAAAAGTTTCTAACTCTGATATTCTTTGATTGCTTTTGTTTAGCTCATTTACTAGAGCTTCTATTCTGCAATCTTTAAATCTTAATAATTCTTCCATTGTTATAATTTTACACAAATATATAATTAGATAATTAAATGTTAAAGACTTTTAACATACCTTTAACAGAAAAGGGTAGCCGAAACTACCCTAATCAACACACAACAATTATTAAACAAAACAAACAATTATATCTTTACCAGATATAAAATGCTCTCTCTTTAAGGTCGTCAGTATCAAAATAAACATATTCATTACTAACACCTATTCTATGAACTCCTTGTTGAACTAATCCTCTAACAAGAGTTAATCTTTTCTTGGGTCCTACACATCTAATCTTAACAGCCTTACCTACTCTATGAGAATTAGCTCTTATTAATCTAAGCTTATCTGCATAAGGTTTACTTGTGTAACCTAAAACTATCTTTAAAGTTATTTTGTATTTCTTTACTAGATTGTCTAATATAAGAACTGGTTCTCTTTCCATAAATTTATAGCCAGAGTTGGGAAGGTCAGGGCTATCAAACATATCCCAAGTCAAATACGTTAAACCTTCACAATTATCTATATTCATTATTTATCCATGTGATATAGTAACTTATGACCCATATCTTTATCTAAACTTTTAATAGCTCTGTATATAGCTCTACTTTGTTTCTTTGCTTCTAATCTTTCTGTTTTAGTGGAATCAATACCTAGATTACAATAAATATTTGCATCCATTTCAAGTAATGCATCTATCTTTTTTCTTACTGAATAAGTCTTGTAATTAAGTATTTTGTCTATTAAATATGTAACCATAATTACTGCAATATAATAATTATATATATAAATACAAAAAAAATATTTATTTTTATATACTTGACTTTATCAAAAAAAAACTGTAACTTTCCCAACTTAATTGAAATATTATAATTTTTTTAGTAAGAAATAGAAGTTTGTGCAATGAAATAGAAGTATTATATTTCTATATATATATTAATAAAAAAGTTTCTTTATGTATACAGGATAAGTATGTTCTTAAAGGACCACATACTTCATTTTTATGTTTTGCTTCGCAAAAGATGTTTACAAAGAAGTTACTATCTTCCTTGTCCTTTATATTTCTTGAAATAGTTTTTAGAGCTTTTTAAGGCACTCATTTTACTTTTTGCGTGTATACCCTTACGTTTTCTTGTTTTGCTCTTATATGTACTTACAATCGCTTTAGCCATTACTTTTTAAACTTTTCAGCACTTCTTCCACCAAAGTAAGCACCAATTACTGTAATTAATACTAATTGTAATAAATCAATCCAATTAGCTTTTACTTCAAATGCAATAACTCCTGCATCTATAAATACCATAAGAACTGTAGATACAACTAAAAAGATAAGTACTAAAGGTCTTACATTCTTAGATAACCAAGAATCACTTGCCATATCTACTTTCCATCTTTCAGTAATATTCTTTTGTATATCAGCTTCAGCATCAATCCAAATTTGTTCCATCTCTTTTTCAAATTGGGCTTTCTCTACTTTACTAAAAGTATGCTTATCTATTATACCAGAAATCTTTTCTGCTATATTTCCACCTGTTGCTCCAAATAATTTTGATAGTATTTTTCCCATTATTCTATTCTTATATGTATCATTAAAAAAATTAAGTAAATATTTACTTCAGTATAATCTTGTTCTACAGTAGGGTCGTATATAGAAAAACCAAGAAGTGGTCCTGTTGTAAATGTTTCTCCAAATCCTATTCTATATTTCATACCTACTATGTTTAAGAGTATCTAAAAACCTACTATGTTTAAGAAGTAGTTATATCCATGTATTTAGTTTTACCATCTTCTCTGTATGCCTTTAGACATCTCTTTCTATTAGAGTCTGCGTCTACATAGCTTACGTGTACCCAATCTGGGTTATGGTCTGTACCAAACTCCCAAATAAGTTGGTCAAAGTCAAGATTATCTTTAATATAATAATACATAAAAGCATTACTAACGTGACCATAAACGTCATCAATATCAATAGCTCTCCCTTGACAATGCTGTGAGGTTTGTTTGCCATTTTTTGATGCACCACCAATGGCTTTATTAAGTTCTTCACATCTAAAAAATGAGTTTATTTTAATAGGAGCATCAACAGCTTCTCTTAATGGTTCAAATACTTTCTTAGCTACCATCTCCATATTTTGTAGTTCATATTCATTAGGCACATTCTCTATACCTAATCTAAGTGCTGTTGCACTTCTTGTAGCTTCTTTATAAGATATATGTTTACTTATTCTATCCATTAATTAGTACTTGCTCGTCTTGGTCTGTTAATCCTATCTATTGTATTTTGTATTTCTAAACGAGTAGCTTTTATTTGCAGAGATATATCAGCTACATACTGCATTCTTACTCTGCCAGATTCATCCATAATAACAATTACAGGCACAGCCATAATTTTATTTTGAACCTCTTTAGGTTGGTCTTTTAAGTAACTAAACTTTACAATAGCACCAGTAATGTCACTTAAATCGTAGTTATTCTTTTTATTCCATTCTGCATTTATTTGCAGAACTGTTACGTCTTGACTATATACAAAGCCCGCAACCAATACACATATCGCACATAATATATTTTTCATTTACTTATTATTTCAAATAGCTTGTCGTCTATTTTCTTTAACGCTTCTGAGTTTTCTTCTACCTTTTTACCAGTATTCATAATAGTTTCTCTTACGAGCTTGTCTTTTAAATCATACTCTGTTCTACTGATTTCTGGTTCAGGTAGTTTCTTAGCCTCCTCTATATCTGCCTGTAAGGCAAACCACATTCCTATAAGGGTGGATAATCCTACCCCTATAGCAACAAGTGTCTTTATACTTACTTCAAATTTACTGTCTTCGCTTAATTCTTTGCTCATTTTAGTTTCTTAGTTTTTTGAATAGTATATACTATCGTGCAGATTAGAAGTATAATTTTTAACCATACCTCAACCTCAGTTAATGATACTA